ATAGACCAATACCTACACCACCGCCTAAGGATGTCAATCTCATTAATTCAGCATTAGTTAATCCAATACCGCGTATCGAGTCGGGTGTATCGATACCAAAACATGAAATTGGCAATCCTTTGTCAGTGCCGGTATTTGAAAGTACCGGTGAGGCTAAGTTCAACCATCCTTTCCACATATACCTAAAGAATTTATTCTCTAGATCTGGACGGTCTAATCTTTTTGCTATAGTAGAAGCTACTCTTCTATATGCAGATTTTACGTTTTCTCCTTGTCCTAAGTATCCTTTAGATATTGTTGCTATTGATACTTCATTCATCCATTCTGGGTAATCTTTTCCGGCTACCCATTCAGTTGTGTCCACTATTAAACTCATATACCTTTATTTTAAAATGCTGTTGACCAATCTAAGTGCCCTTTAGCATAATTCGTAACTCTATTAGCGAAAAAGTCTGTTTGCTGTTTTCCTGCAATTACAGCGTCAAACCATTTCATTGTCTTTAATGCGCCTTTATCGATATCTTCTGCAGGGATTATAGGCTTTAATCCTAAATCGGCCATTTTTGTGTTTACTCTATGCTTAATGAAGTTTTTTAATTCTTCCTTACTTAAGTTATCTAGATCTCCCATTTCAAAAATCTTATCTATAAAATCAAACTCTAATTTTACAGCACCATATGCAGCTTCTTCAATATCTTTTATAAGCTCCGGTGTCTTAAATTCTGGATGTTCTTTCATAAGAGTTCTAAATAACCAGCATCCTGCTTCTGAATGCAGTGATTCATCTCTTACAGACCATTCTACTATCTGTCCTACACCTTTAAGAAGGTTTCTCATTTTAAAAGACAGTAACACAGCAAAGGAACTAAACAAGTTAACTCCTTCTGTGAAAGCAGAAAATATAGCGAGAGAGACAGCTCTTTGATGCCAGTTAGGGGTACCGTCGTGATTGTCTCTAACTTCCATTAACGATTCTATCTTAGCCATCGTAGCTTCATCTTCTAAAAATTCAGCAAAGTTATCTAATCCTAATTGTTCGTTAAGAAGTGAATAAGCTTCAGCATGAATAGTTTCTGAAGAGCCTAGTGTAGTACCCATCATAATAACTTCTGGTTTTCTAAACCATTTAGTAACTAATGTTGACCAGTAGTCGTTTACGATCGTTTCTGTCTGTGCAAATCCTTTTAGAATTCCTCCTACTACATTTTTTTCATGTGGCTTAAGGTTACTAGCCCAATCTGTAACGTCTTGTGCCATTGGTACTTCAGTATGTAACCAATGTGCTTGTTGTTGCTTTAACCAAAAATCATATGCTTTTGGATATTCAAATGGCTTGTAAACGATGCGTTCTTTTAAAAGGCTCATATATCTTTATATATTTTTTTATTAATTAGACAGAAAAGTCCTCGAGATTTACTATCTAGTTCCTCGAGGACGCTTAGATAAATAGCATATATATTTTGGTTTTTACCAAACTATTTACAACTTTTTATCAAAAATTTGCGACATAGTTTCGCGTGACAAAGTAAAGTTAGGAGCATCGTTGTCCTTTATAAGATCCTCAGGATTTGCCTTTCCTTCAAATTCTATATGACCGTTGTTTGTATCCATTTTTAAATTATATGTCATTCCATCCTGACCGTATCTGTTTTTCATAACATGCCATCTTCCGGTCCCTAGTACTTTATCTTCTTTCATTCTTGACAATGAAAAACACATATCTGCTACCATCATTTTATCGTAACTACCTGCTGCTTTGTCTCCTTCAATAACCGAATCTTTAGCACCCATTCTATTAACTTGGGAAGGAGTAATGACTGGAATTTTAAATTCTTTAGCTAATCCTTTAGTCGCTATAAATACATCATCTATCTCGTCTTTTCGTTCTGAGAATTTACCTTTAGAGGGTGCTCGTAAGTAATCAACGTAATCTATAACTACTAGGTCTGGTTTATGATCCATATCAATACACTTCTGTATATGTGATTTTATAGTATTGACTGTAGCACCTTTAGGAGCATATTCCTTAACAATCAACTTACCTTTTAATCCATCTACATATGATTGTACATCTTTACGGTGGTTATTTACTTCATCGATAGAGTACCCTGTAAAGTAGCAATCAAATCGCTTACCTACATAGTCCTCTCCTAGTTCCAAAGTATAGTAGTTAACTTTATAACCCATCTTAACTGCATGTGCTGCCATTGCTACACAAGTCCAACTCTTTCCACCACCAGGGTTACCGAATACGATAGCTAAATCTCCTGGTCCAAATCCTCCTTGAATACCTTCATTGAGAACAGGCCAAGGAGTTGGTATTGTAGGACGGTAATCAACCCTATATCGACTTTCTATGTCTACATTATATTCATGTCCTATATTCTTATCCATACCAGCTCTCATAGCTTTTTCAACCATATTTCTTATTCCGTCAAAATCTCCTTGTTTAAGAAGGTCTGCGGAACTTAAAATGGCTTGTTTCATTTCCTGGTTCTTACAAAAAGTTGTAAACTCTTCCTGTACGTAATCTAAATCATCTTGAGATGCTTGATATGAATTTCGTAATTCTTCTTTAAGTGCTACTTGGAGTACTTCGTTTTCTAACTTCTGAAGCTCTACTTTAAGAACGTCCATAGTAACGGTAGTGTGGTACTTATCAAAATAAGATATAATTTCATTTACAATCCATTTATGAGTATCAGCGTCAAAGTAATCTTCACTTAATACATCTCGTACATTTAGTAGAAACTTTTTATCTGTAAGTAATGAACCTAACACTTTAAGTTGGAACCCCTTCCCGTATTGCTGTAGCGATTTTAATGTCATATTGTAACCTTTTATTTAATATAGTTAATTATAAGTTAATAACCAACTAGATGAATACATTTTTTTTTACTATTTTTTTACTGTTGTAAGCCCTCTAAAGTTTTCTAACCAGCCTTCAGTATTCTTTGTAATGCCCTCTATTTTATCTAATCCTAACAAATGTAAGAACCCGCCAGTCTGTATACCGGGGATAGGTGCTTTTATAGTTTCATTAACTACTTCTTTTTCTTTATCGTCTAAATCAGAAATACTTAAATCCATTAGTGTATAATTAGTCTCTACTCTATCCCACTCTGTTAAGATTTTAGGAAATATCTTCTTTACTTTCTTTTCATCTAGCTTGGAAGCACATGTATCATATACATACTGCAGGTTAGATTTAGGATTAGTTAGAAGTTCAGGGAATTCGGAAACTATTGTTTTTATACCTAAACCTTTCACCCCCGGTAAATTATCTGAGTTATCTCCTAGTAGTGCTTTTACTACATTATAATTTTCTGGAAGAACTTTTAATTCCTCGAATATATTATCTTGAGTAAATGTTTTTTTCTTAACTGGAGCATATACCTCTATAGTATCGTCTATTAACTGTAGGAAATCCTTATCTGAAGATATGATAGTACATTTTTTAACCGAAGATATAGAAGCTTTTTGAGCTATATATGCTATAATATCATCAGCTTCTAATTTCTCTAACCCTATTTGGTGTACTGGTAAGCATTCAAGATAGTCCTGTACTCTGTACAATTGACCGATAAGGGCTTCTGTTTCTTCCTCTTTGGTATCGTATAATCCCCAATGTGTAATTCTTGAGGTCGCACGTTGTGCTTTATAGTTAGGATCAATATTTTTACGATTTGCAGATCCTCCCTTACCGTCCCATACTACTATAACTCTTGTTGGATCAAAAATTCTAGTCACATACCCTAACGATCTTAAAAACCCAACCAGGCCACCGATGTGGTGGCCGTCGGGGTTCATCGCTTTGAGTAATGAAAATGATCTAATGAGCATATTCATAGCATCAACAATCAGTATGTGATCGTTTAGCGATCGGGGTGGGGTCTGTTTTAAATTATTTAGAATGTCATCGTACGCCATTAATCTAGTAAGTTTGGAGTTATAGGTGTTTCTTCTAAATCTCCTTCTTCAATAAGATCAAAGTCTATAGAACCGACTAACTTCAGCCAATGTTCTTTATGAGCATCTCTATATTTATCAATTGCTTTCTTATCATCTTCTATAAAGCCGTGTTGAGTCATTACAATTCTACCTCTAGATTGAACTCCTCCGATATGATTCTTCTCTACTTGAACGTTAGTACGTTTAGCAAATTCAACTTGCATACCATTTTTTATAGCCTTAATCTTAGAAGTACCAGGATTAGTGATATTACCAAATGTAATAACTAACGTAGCATCATACCACATAGACATACCTCCTTTATTCTGTAATTTCGGTTGTCCCATTGGATGTTCTGGTTTCATAGTCCAGACTTTATTAATAGCAACTAAAGTGTTGGTATAAGCGGCATTCTCTTTTCTCGATAATAAAATTTTCTGATTAAGGTTATTACCGAACTGAGTAGACATAGCACCTGCATTCCATTCGTTATTGTTCTTGTTAGAACGTACTGAAAGGTCGCATGGTACTGAGCCTATACTATCCCAGAAGAAACACATATCGTAAGGTAGATTACCTTTTGCTTGTTCATCCATTAGGTCTGCAATATAAACTGCTACATCTTCAATAGTATTGAGTTGACCTCTATCGGCATATAAGAAATGTCCTTCGTAATCGGTAACATTACCCTTGTCATCAGTAGTTTCTTCAAATTGAAGACCCATTTCCTTGGCATGATCCCATGACCATTTCATCTCAGTAATAATAAAGACAGGTAGTATGCCCATTTTTTGAGCATTAACTGCTGCTTCTATTAGAGCTGTTGTTTTACCGGTATCACTATGTCCTCGTAATAACGTAATATGACCAGTGGGGATGCCAGGTAGTGAGGTAATGTCCTGGAAAGCTTTAGATAAAGGAATCCATCCTTGTTCTTTAAACTTTACCGAAGCATTAGAAAAACCTTTCTTCTTTTTAAAATTCCCTAAATTAAACGACTTCTGAACTGCAGCAGTCGCTCTTGCTTGTACTTCTTCTTTTTTCTTTGCCATTATTCATTAAATAAGTCATCAAATTTACTAACTGTGTCTTTGTTGCCAGCCGTAGCTGTTTCCAAAGTAAAGTCTGTTTTTTGTTGACCTAAGCTTTCTGGCAGTTTATCATCTGTTTTAGTCGCAGGAGTACTTTCTTCTGCTGAACCTGGGTTAAGATAATTTTGAAGTTGTTTTTTAATAAACTCATAATCATACTGAGTATGTACTTCTGTAGGATTAGGTTGAGTTTTTAACCAAGTATCTACTTGATCATTATTATCCGATAGTGGAGTTTGTTTAGGTTTAATTCTAACCGAAGTTTCGGGGTAAGGGTTACCCTGTACTTGTTCTACAACTAAATCCCATCCGTTTATTACATCTGTAATGTCTCCTATATCTTCATCGGCAATTAGAGCAAGGAGTGCTCTATAAATCGTTACTCCGAATCCCCAAATACGTACACCTTTTTCTTCTTCTCCTCTTACTACAACAGGAGCAAAGATTCGTGTTTTAGGGTTAATTTTACCTGCTAGAGACCAATTGTCTTTATCAGATGTTTTTTTAAGCTCTTTTACAAATTCTTCAATAGGGTCTTGCTTACCAAAATTAGATAAAGCTACCATAGGGTACTTTCCAATACCGTAGTGGAACTTTAACTCTTTGAAAGGCATAGCAGGGTCGAAAGCAGATGGTACTAACCGTACTGTCTGTTTTCCTAATTCAGGTTTCCAAAAGATTTTTGAGTAGTCTGTTTTTTCTCTCTCCTGACCATTAGAGTTTAAGGCGTCTAGTTTAGCCTTGATAGCGTTAATATCCATATTGTAACATTTTTAATTTAAAACATTTATTATTAATACAATATACGAACTATAATTTAGTTTTCCAACTCTATTATACGAAAAAGTTTTGTATTAATTCTTTTTAATTCTGATCCTTTAGTAAGTAGTACGCAGTTGCGGTAATCTGACCAGTTGATTCTGTATGAAGTGTCTAATCTTCCGCCATTCAATTCTTTTATAAGAGTATTCAGTGCGTTGATTGTATACAGAGTATTGGATTCTTTCTTTCTATGAACTAAAATTGTATTATCTATAAAGTTAGATATATTTGCAAAATCTACATTATATGTACATATGTATTCATCTTGGCTTTTTGAATAAAGCACAAAAATCTTATTGTACATAATCGAGTACTTCTCTTTTATAACCTGTAATGTAGGTTCTAAAGTTTCTTCAGTGGTAAAAGTGCAAAATAATTTATTGCTCATATCTTCGTTAATCCATAATGGTTCGATATCATAATCAAACCGACTTTCTATAACATTTGTCATTTTATATAAATATAAGTTATTATCATAAACTTAAATCTTTACTGTACTTAAAAGATACTGGGTATTTGCCACCTTCTTCCATTATAGATTTAATGTTTTCTAGTGTATCCTTACCGTCCTCTTTGTCAAAATCCATAATAATAGAATCGTACGTGTATAGACTTATAGTTGTTTTTTTAGTCTGTAAATATTTTAGTAATTTTTTTAATACTACTATGTTTCTAGAAGTTTCTAATGATTGCATTACATAATTCATTAACTTCTGTGGGTTCATTGCTTTTAAAGATGCTGTGAAAGGTTTTCCACTAATTGGTGCCAGGACTTCTCCGTCATCTTTGTATCGTTTCCATAACTCTTTGATATAATCATCAATTCTTGTAAAGATTTCAAGGAAAGAGTACTTTTCTGGGATTTTTCCATAAATTGCGTGAAAGTTAATTTGTTTTGCTTCTTTGTATTCGTCATCTGTAATTTCTTTTTTGTTAAAGTATAATCTTGCTAGCTGTTTATGAGCCGAGTCTGATGTTAGTGCATATTCTATTTGCTCTGCTAGTAACCTTAAGTGGTATCCGTCAAAGTCAAATTCTACAAAATAATCGTTAACTGGGGTAAAACATTTTCTATGTTCTTCCGTGTGAGGTATAGCTGCAAAGTTAACACTATTAAATGAATTAGTCGGTCTTGAGGTTGTATTGTATAAATTATATTGAGTTAAAACTTTATTGTCTAATGTATTATATAGCGTATTTTTTGGTTTAAATATAGAATTAAAAGCATCGTATTTAATACCTAC